GCACGGTGACGCTGGGCGGTATCAAGGTGGATGGTGTTACCACGACGACCTCGCCGGTGACTGGGCTGCTGACCGTCATCGCGCGCCTGGGATGAGCGAGACCGGACGCGCGCCCGGCCTCACCGTTACCCGCGCTTCGTGGGCACTGATACTTATCTCGGGGGTGGAATTTATTGAGTTGCATGGCCCGGATGGACAGCGTGCGTTTTTAAATCCGCGTGCGATCAGTAGTTTGCGAGAGCCAATCGATATGGACTTAAAACGTTTTGCCAGAAGTGTTCATTGTGTCGTGGTCACAACGAACGGAAAGTTTCTCGCGGTCGTGGAAACCTGCGTGGATATTCGTGACCGCCTGGGAGCCCACTAATGACGACCTTCGCCCTCACGCTCCCGCTCGATCGTGTCTCGCCCATCCGCGTGCCGACGCGCGACCTCATGCTGGGTGGCGCCGATAGCGTGACGCTCAACGTCTCCATCGTCGATCGCGACAGTCCCGACGCGCTGCCCATCGAACTGAGCGGCGGCCTCGGCGGCCCCACCGTTTCCATGTTCGTCTGGCCGGATCATCGAGGTGGCTACGGCCCGCACTTCGGCGGGTGGGGGTCTGGCGATGACTACGGCTGGGGCGGTTGGCACAACGGCGGCGTGGCGGGGCCTGGGACGGTGCTGTGGGCCGCCATGGGTGTCATCCTCGATATGACCACCGGCACGTTCCAGATCCGCGTCCCGCCTGGCACGATGGGCGCGTGGCCGCGTCGGTGCCGCTGGGCGATCTACTTCGACGCTGACAGCGGCTACGAGGCCGAACTACTCGCCGAAGGGCATCTGCATGTTCGTCCGATGGTCTCACGCGCCGCCGCGCCACTCATCATGCTGACCGACCCGAACCCGGCGACGCTGACCGATCCGGGCGAGGCCATCTTCCTGACGGGATTACCGATACCATGAGCATCACGACAGGCACATTCCCCGGCGTCCGCATCGTCGATATGCCGGACCTCGGCGCCATCAGCGACACGTCATCCTTCGTCGGCGAGCGGGCTGGATCGGGGCGATTCTCGGCGCTGCAATTACGCAGTTACGTGCTGACCGATTTTTTGTCCGTCAAACAATTCGGCGCCAAGGGCGATGGGGCAACCGACGATACGGCGGCGTTCAACGCCGCGTTGGCTTATGTCGCGAACAAGGGCGGCGGCAAGCTGTGGATACCGGACGGTGATTATCCTATCAGCGGGCCGCTGACCTACGCCGGCGGCTTTCTCACGCTCGCGGGCGATGGCCACGGCAGTCGGCTTTTGTTCAGCCCCACCACGGCGGACATGTTTACATTCGCCGGGCCTGACATCCTACTGACCGACTTTAATCTCACTACGCCGTTCGCGACATCGACGAACGGAACGCTGCTTAAATTCCAGGATTGCAACAACGCCAAAATCAATCGCGTGTGGACCAATGGCGGTTGGCAGGTCGTGGAGTTCATGGGCGTCGGCTACCGGCCAACAATCACCGACTGCAATTTCGTCAATGTGATGTGTAACGGTGTTTTCTACACAAATCTGTTTGGTGGCGAGGCGATGATCGCCAACACTGAAATGCTCGGTGCCCCGATCAACGTCGGATGCGGCATCCTCATCCACTCAGGCGACACTTTCGCGTTCAACAACATGAACATCGCCGCTTTCCGATTTGGTGTCCTGGCTGATTCGCAACCCGGCGGCAACAACTCCATCGCCAACATATTCGCCACCAATGTGCTTTGCGATGGGGCGGGGTCGGCCGATCGGACCACGTTATCCGACGGCTGGTGCTTTGTCAGTGATGCGCCGGGCACCTTCGTGACCCGCATTCACCTGTCGTCGTGCTGGGGCGGCTACATGGGCCGCTTTGGGTTCAACATCGAAAACGCTACCGATGTGACACTGGTCAACTGCGTCGCCATCGCCAACATCAACCACGGGTTCTTAATCGATCTCCCATCCCAGTGCGTCACGATCGACGCCTGCACCGCGACGTGGAACAGCCTGGACAACGCCGGGGTAGCGGATGGCATTCACATCGCCGCCGGGGTCATCGACTTTTCCATCACGGGCTGCCGTTCTCGTCCGTCCGCCGTCGCCGCCGGCGTCGCCAACACGCAGCGTTACGGCATCGCCATCGAGGCTGGAATCTCCAACCGTTACATCGTGGTCAACAACCAACTGACCGGCAATATAACGGGCGCGTTCGCTGATGGCGGCACTGGCGGTTCCAAGATCGTCACGCCGAACATGCTCTGATGTCCGACACGCTCGACACGCTCAAGGCCGCGCTCCAACCCAAAACCGGGATGCGGCGCATTCCGTTTCCATTCGAGAGTTATGAACATCCAAGCCTGCCTCTGACTGCTAAACGATTGGTCAACGTAATGGCCGAGAAACTGCCCGCCGACGCGCGGGTGGCCGCCGCGCTGGTCTCGTCGCCTTCGCTTCAGGCGTGGGACGCGGCGGTGGGCGGTTCAGGGCCGATCGGCGCCGGCCCGATCCTGGCGATGAACGACGACATGCCGGGCCGCGTCTACATCGTGTCAGGCACGCATTTCTACCGGCTGTCGTTTCCGCTCGCCGGCGGCGTGACGGTCGAAGACCTGGGCGACGTTGGCGCGGCCGACAGCGGCACGGGCGCATGGAACAGCTTCGTCACCATCGCCGCCGGCCCGACCGCCGCCGTCGTCTGCGTGGCGCCGCGCGCCTATACCTGCGGGAACAACGTGGGCGACCCGTTGAACCTCATCACCGATCCCGACTTTCCCGGCGCGACCTCGGTCGCTTACGTCGATGGCTATTTCGCGTTCAGCGCACCCGGCAACACGTCGCAATGGTTCATTTCGCGCCTGCTTGATCCGTCCTCCTTCGACGCGCTCGACTTCGTGTTCAGTGATGCGGTGCCGAACGTGGTGCGGCGTGTGATCAACCATCGCGGCCAGTTGTGGACGTTGGGCGAAGGCGGGTTCGAGGTCTTCTATGACGCCGGCACGAGCGGGCTGGAAACCGCGCCGGGCACATCGTTCTTTCCGTTCAGGAGGATGGCGGGCGGCGTGGTGCCGATCGGCACATCCTCGGCCATGTCGGTCTGTCGCGCCGATCAGTCGGTGTTCTGGCTCGGCATGGACGGCCTGGTGTATCGTTCCGATGGCTACACGCCGAAGCGGGTCAGCACGCACGCCATCGAGGCGATCATCGGCGCCAACACGGTCGGGCTGCACGCTTTCACGCATCCATTCAGGGGTCATTGGTTTTACGTTTTGACGACGTTCGAGGGCCGCACGCTGGTCTATGACATCGCCACCGGCAACTGGCACGAACGCTCGACCAGCACGGACGGGGTTGGGCCATGGCGGGCGGGCACGGCGGCGGTGGACAACAACTCGATCCACCTGCTCGGCGATCGCACGACGGGCGCGCTTTATTATCTGGTGATGGCGCCGACCGATGCCGGGATCACGATCATCCGTCAGGCGACGCTGCCGCCGCTATGGGCGGATACGAAACGAGCGTTTTGCGCGCGCATCGAGATCGAGATGGAGTCTGGCGGCGCGCAATCGCCGGGGCCGGTGCTGCTGCAATGGTCCGATGACGGCGCGCGGACGTTCAACGCGGGACGCACCATGTCGGCGGGGATGCCAGGCGATTACCGCCATCGCGTTTACACGACGCGGCTGGGCTCGTTCAGGCAGAGAACGTTTCGCATCGTCACCCATGGCCTCACTCGGCTATATGCGATGGACGCCGACATCACACCGGGAGCGCACTGATGGCATCGACGCTGCAGGTCGTCCAGCCGCCGTTCTATGATGCACCGATCGTGGATTACGCGAGTGGGCAGCAGCACTCGCAGGCGTGGACGGAGTATCACCAGAACGTCGCCGATCGGCTCGCGGGGTTGCAGGCCAGACGCGGCATCACCAACGGCACCGACGCGGCGCCCGGCGAAATTGGCGAGTATCTGAGTTCGGTCAGCGCGACCTCCGTGGGCATGTCAACCGGCACGATCGCCGATATCGCGTCGCTCCCGCTGCCGCCGGGCGACTGGGATGTCGAGGGCAACGTGGTGTTCGATCCGACCGGCGCGGTGACGTTCGTCGCCGCGAGCGTCAACACGGTCTCGGTCACCTTCGGGTCGCACTCGACGGCGAACGCCGGGACGTTGGGCACCGCGCAGCAGCACCGCATCGGCACGGGCGGCGCAACGCGAGTGAACATCGACGCGCCTATGACGGCTTACCTCGTGGCGCAGGCGCTGTTCAGCACGGGCGCGATGAATGCGACGGGGACGATTTGGGCGAGGCGAGCCAGATAGATGCGTAATTTCCTCAAAATAGCGTCCGGCATCGAAACGCTCGGCGTGCTGATGGACCTCGCGCGCCAGCCCGAGTTATGGAACCGCCACACCGACCGGACGCGCGGCGACAGCCCGCATCGCGAGGTGGACGACATCTGGCTCCGGTTCCGCGCGTATGGCGACCTGACGACGCCCGAGTCGTTCGCCGAGCCGTTCGTTCCCTCCTTCTATCCCGCCTGGACCGCCCTGGCGCATCTGCGGCCGATCGTGTTTGGGCTGATGGCGCGCTGTGAGGCGGTGCAGTTGGGCGGCGTGTTGATCACACGGGTGGGACCAGGGCGGCAGGTCGCCAGACACAACGATAAAAACCGCTGGCATCCAGAATTTTTTACTACAAAAATTTATGTCCCCCTGACGACTAACCCTGATTGCATCAACACTTGTGACGATGAGAAAGTCACGATGATGCAAGGAGACGCTTGGATTTTTGATAATCTAAAAATGCACAGCACGGAAAATAACGGAGACACCGATAGAATTACGTTGATTATTTCCCTGCGGGTTGAGTGATGGCGCGTTCAACGGACCAGCCAAGCACGACAATTCTCTTTCTTAAGGTGCCTGCCTTTAGACCCGATCTGGCTGCCCAGTCAGTAATACACAACCGTTCACCGTTGTGTTCCACATTCAAGTTTTGTCGTGTATTTCTTGATTGTTCAAAGGGCGTCGCCCAAACACAATTGGTAGGGGAATAGCCGTGATCGTTGCTGATCCTATCAATACTGAACTGACGCATCCCATTTCCGGGGCGCTCTCCCATGTCCAGAATAAATCGGGCAAGGCCGCCATCGCCCAACCATTCCTCGCAGATAGTAATGCCGCGTCCGCCATAGTTGTGCCATTCACGGTCATCCGGATCAGTGCAGCGTCGGACCATATGCGCCCATACCTGATAAAGAGGATGTCGCGCGAAGCCATGTTTCGGGCGTCCAGGAGAGGCGCGGCCCGATGCGAACCTCGTTTCTCTCACCGCGCACCCACACGATACGTTCATTTTCCTTTTCAGGCGGTCAGGCGAGACGTGAGCGACGCCGCCGCAGTCGCATCGGCAGAGCCACTTAAAACTCGGACCACGGGAGCGCGTCCTGTTCCTGGTCTGGTCAGATCGACAAATCACCGTCAAACGGCCGAAGGTTTGTCCGGTCAGGTCTATGGGGGGTGGCATGGCTTGTTTTACAATGTTTGAAGCGAAATGCAAATGAAACTCGCGAAAAACCAGCCAACGACCGAACTTGTCCTGTATGCGGGTATATACTGTAAACTTTGGGTTATGCCGAAGCGTGACACGCTTCTGCCGCAGCATGTTCACCAACATTCTCACATATCCCTCATTGTGCAAGGTGAGGTGCGGGTGTGGCGTGGCGATGAATGCCTCGGCGACTTCAAGGCGCCCGCCATGATAAAGATACATGCTCACGCGCCGCACGGTTTTCTTGCTCTGACCGACGACGTGACGATCGCCTGTATCCACAACGCCGATCACGCCGATTCCGATGGCGCCCCGGTGGTTATCGCCGAACGCCTGCCGGCAATGGAGGACTAAGCCATGCCGTTTGTCACAGCCCCGGTTATCGCCGCCGGAGTAACAGCCGCCGCCGGGATTGGCGGCTCCCTGCTTGCGAGTAACGCTGCCTCGAGCGCGGCCGACAAAGCCAACGATACGCAGCGGCAGGCGTTGGAAGTATCGCGCGCCGACCTCGAACCGTGGCGCACGGCGGGCCAGGGCGCGCTCACGGGGGTTCAGAACGCCGCCGGCCTGAATGGCCAGGACGGCTACGACGCGGCGATGAAGGGATTCCACACGAGCCCTGGCTACCAGTTCCAGCTCGACCAGGGTTTGCGCGCGGTTGACGCGGGCGCGGCGGCGCAAGGGTTCGGACGATCGGGTGCCGTTCTGAAGGCGGAACAGACGTTTGGGACCGGCCTCGCGGACAAAGAATTTACTGACTACTACAACAGACTTTTCGATTTATCGAAACTCGGCGAGACGGCGGCATCGGGTCAGGCGACCGCGACCCAGAACACCGGGACGAGCATGGCGCAGACCGATTTGAGCGAGGGCAGCGCGCAGGCGTCGATCTACTCCAACGCGGCGAATGGGATCGGGAACACGGCGAACAACTACGCGAACAATCGACTGTATGAGAATCGGACGAACGCGCTGATGGGCGGGTATGGCCGTGGCGGCGGCATCGACGCGACTTCAACCTTCTGAGGTAGACCATGCCCCAGTTCACCCAATGGAATGTTCCGAACCCGTTCCCGAACATTCTCTACAATCCGGCGGCGGTGGATGCCGCGATCGCGCACACGCAATCGGAACTCGGCAACCTCGATATCAACCGGCAGAAGCTCGGCCTCGAACAGCGGAAACTGGATCTTCAGCAGAGCGCCGGAGAGGGGTTGATCAACTCTCTCGGTGGCGGCAACACGACGGGCACCCCATCAGCGGATGTCACACCGTTCGAGCAGAAGATGGGGGTGGCCGAGGGCGGCACCGACCCGACCGTGGTCAATAAGCAAGGCTACGCCGGGCAATTCCAGTTCGGCTCCGAACGTCTCGCGGATCTGGGCCTCTACACACCGGCGCCCGGCGAAGGGAAAAACGGGTGGAAGGGGAAGTTTCACATCGCGCCTTACAATGTAGCGAACCTACAGGACTTCCTTACCAACCCAGCGGCGCAGCATGCGGCATTCGTCGCCCACGTCGCCGATATCGACAAGGCCATCGCCGCCACGCCGGGCGCTGATAAGTTTGATGTAAATGGGTTGCGGGCCGTGGCGCACCTGGGCGGCGTCGGAGGGATGCGGAGTTTTATCGCGTCCGGCGGCAACCTCAACAGCCAGGACGCGAACGGCACTTCGCTGAAGAACTATTACCAACGGTTCGCGTCCGGCGGCCCAACGGCGCTGCAACAGGCGTTCGGCTCGGTGCATGGCCCCGGCGGCCCACCGTCCGACACACCAGCCGTCCTGCCCGGCGGCAATGTCTCCACGGCCTGGGTCGACCCGAATGCGCCGCTTCCCGTGCCGCCGATTCCTCCAGCAGGCGGCCCACCTCCCGCGTTCAATCCGAATACCGGGCCAAGGGTCGCGGGCGCATCGCCGGCGGGGGCTCCGGGTGTTGTGCCGGTCGTCGCACCGGGCACCCTACCTCCGGCGGCGGCGGTGGGCACGGACGATCCAAACGCGAAGGTTAGTTACCCGCCGGTCGTAACCGGGCAGGCGGACGAGATCGCGCCCGCCATTGCCCAGACCAAGACCGCGATGCGGCTAAACGGAACGGACGTGGCGGGGCCGCCCGGTGTGGTGTCAACGCCGCCCGACGCGCAGCCGAACCGGCTGGCGTATGGGACGGATCTTCCGGGCGTGACGATCGGGCTGCCGACCAACGGCATGGCGTCACCACCGACCGCCGCCGTACCGGTGGTCACGGCCGCCACCCCGCCAGCACCTACTTCCGCCGCCCCAACCCGCCCGCCTGTCGTCGCGCCCCCGCCGGCCCCGTCTCGGGCCATCCCGATTGAACCGGTGCTGCCGAACGGTCTGACGGCCAGTCAGGTGCGGCTGGCGGCGTCGATGGTGCAGTCCGGCGCGCCGGTGGCGGACGTCGCCGCGCACCTCGAGCAATGGCGGCAGGCCAACCGGTCGGGGCAGCAGCAGCAGGCGACACAGGCGGCGCTGGATGCTCAGGCGCAGTTCGAGCGGCAGAAATACTACGTCGAGCAGCAGCAGAAGGCCGAGCAGACGGCTTATTCTCGGAACCAGGACGCGATCAAAAACCAGAGGGAGGAAGCGGCGGCGGCGCGCGCCGGCCTGCCGGAGGGCTACAGGCTGGACGACAAAGGCAACGCAACCCGCATCAACGGATTGCCGCCAGACCCGAAGGTCGCACAGGCGGCGAAAGATGCGTATGACGCGGAGCAACGCAAGAACCCGGTGAGGGGGGAAGGACTGGAAGCACAGCACGAAAACACTGTGCTGCAACTATACTCGTCAATTCTCGATGGCACCGCGACACCGGCTCAACGGGCGCTGTATGCGCTTCATTATGGCGCGATGAAACAGGGCACGCCGGAGTGGGTGGACGATCCAACGAAGCCCGGAACGAAAATGCTCGTTCGCGTGCCGCGTGAAATCCCCAGCATGTTTCCGTCTCCTGATTACAAGCCGGGCGACCCACCATCCGCCGGCCCCGGATCAGCGGGCGCTGTCCAGCCAATCCCAGGCGCGAGCAAACAAGACCCGCTAACTGAGGCACAGAGCAAGGCCGGCGGTTATGCCGATCGGTTACAGCAAGCCTTGCCCGTCATCGAGGACACATCACCCGCCGCGATGAGCCGTTGGCAAATGCTTCTCGGAAAGGCGCCGATATTGGGAAATACGTTTGTATCTCCTGAGTTTCAGCTTCATCAGCAGTCCGAACGTAACTTTATCAACGCGATCCTCCGGCAGGAAAGCGGCGCCTCGATTCAACCGGAAGAGTTCGCCTCGGCACGCCTGCAATACATCCCGCAGCCAGGGGATTCGTCCCAGGTTCTGGCTGAGAAGAAACGGAACCGAGAGGCAAAGCTATCAGAGCTGATCCGGGAGGCCGGGCCAGGATACAAGCCAGCAACAGCCTCACCAGCATCCACACCACCAAAGGCCGAACGTCCCCCGCTGTCCAGCTTCGCGAGGTAGTCCCATGGCGTTCGATGTCGAAGGCGCGAAGCAGGCTGGCTACTCGGACGCGGAGATCGCCGGGCATCTGGCGACCACCATGAAGTTCGACGCTGATGGTGCGCGGAAGGCGGGTTACTCGGACGCGGAGATCATAGGGCAACTCGCCGGCGCGCCGCTTACGACCCCGAACGATATTTCAGGCGAAGGGCGGGACGAATACGGCAACCCAACCCGGCCACTCGAGGGGGGAGGCGCGCCCCCACCACCAGCGGAGACGATACCTCTCGGTGATACACAACTCACGACACCCCAATACGAGCGTGAGCAGGCGCTAGAGCAGACCGCGAACAAATCAGGATACTTCGCGCTCGAACCAGGCGAACCCGGCTTTAAGCATCTGTTGTGGAGTCTGGGCGCTCCTTTCGCCGCGATCGGTCAGACCGCGCTCGGCGAGCGGCCAATGCCGAGCGGAGTTGGCGCGCTGGAAATGGCCTCGCCGCTGGCTGGCATGGGTGACCTGCGATTTGGGCCGCCTCGCGTAAGTCCCATGATGAAGGCTTATGAAGAGCAAACGGCGGCGCTCAGGGCGGCACGCGAGGAAGCGCAGCGCTATGGCCCACCGGAACGGCCGCCGCAGGCGCCTCCGTCGATAGAGCCACCCGACGCCACGGCAGCCAGTGGCATCGCCAAGGTTCGCGGTCAACTCGGCATGATGCCGGATCAACCTTCACCATCGCCAATACCGGCGGAAGCGGTGCCGCCTGGCGTGCCGCCGGGGACGGAGGTTCCGATGTCGCTACGCACCGAAGCCGCGATCAACGCGGAATCCGCTCCGCGTCCCGGCTTCGTGCCGCCGCAGACCAACATCGATCCACTCACAGGGCAGGCTACTCCTGTGCGCGTGCCGCCTGGGGCCGCTGGGCCAGCCACGGTCCCCTATGCACCGGCGGCTCCGCCGGAAGTGGCGCCAGCCGGCACACGAAGCGTTGGCGCGTCGGCTTCACGCGAAGGCACACCAGCGGCGGACATTGCCCTCACACCAGAACAGTCGGCGCTGTATGGCTCCGTCGCCGACAAACAGTGGCTCTATAAGAGCAAGACCCCAGGCGAGGCCGACAACACCGTTTACATTGACGGCATTAACCCGACGATGGCCCAGCGGGAGCAGACGGCGGTCGCCGCCCGCGAGATGAAAACTCAACGCAACCTGTCTCCGGAAGCCGATCAGGCCGAGCGCGAACTGCTCGATGAGCACAACACCAAACGCAAGAGTCACTTTCAGGAGACGGCGGGCTCCGACGTCACGCAAGGTATCGACATCGCCGCCGCTGAGAAGAACATCGATGAGGCGCTCGGGAGGGCGTTTAGCGCGGGCGGTGAAGTAAACCACCAGCCGATCACACGAGCCATTCAGGCCGAGCGTGCCGGGCCTTCCGGGAAATTGCCGCCGGTTCAGGCCGTGATGAAGATCGTCGAAGACGCGATGCGGAAATCAGACGGCAGCGGCCTGGAAACCGATCCGACGCAAGTCTACGGCGTTCGCCGCGTCATCAATTACCTTCAGTCCAAGAACTTCCTCGCGGAAAACCCTGGGTATGGCGACAAGGATGTCCAGGCGGCGCTCATTCGCGTCAAGGCCGCGATCGATGGCGCCATTGAACCTGTCGCCCCCGGTTTCACGAAGGCACTCGCGGACTACCACACGGCGCGCAGTGCGTTCGATGTGAACGAAGCGCTCCAAAAGTGGGAGCCAAAATTGATCGACGGTCAGGGACGGCTGCAATATGCCCCGATGCACCGGATGATGAACGAGATCATCCAGTCGCGTGACCCGAGAGCGCCGCTCAATCCGTGGCAGTCAATGCCTGAAGCGCAACTGAAGCGGCTCAAATCCCTGCACGACGACCTACAGCGCGTCGCCAGCGCGGATGAACTCGCCAAGGCGCGCGGATCGGATACCGCGATGAACGCCCTCGACGCGGTGAAGGCGGCGGCGCAGGGGTTGCCGGGGACGATAGCGGCTGGCGTGGTGGGCCACGTCGTGGGAGGCCCTGTCGGCGCGGCGGCGGGAGCGGCGGCGAAAGAGGGAATACAGGGCGTGTTCACCCGCCGGGCTGAACGTGCGGCGACAGAGAAGATGAACCGTCTGTTACGGCCAGACACCACGCAATACCCGACACGGGCGAACCCTCTCTATGGTCCCGACGCGCCTTAGTGGGGCAGACCCCAGTGCGGCGGCATGAAGCCTAAGACATGAAGCAGCACGGGCGTGCCGACCAGCACGGCCACCGTGAATATGTTCAGGTTAACGGGATTCGGCTGTGGCGGCGGTTGCTGTTTGCGTGCCGGGCGCGGCGGTGGCCTCGGTGGCGGGGGTTCAGGGGCCGCCCACCTCGCCTTACGCGCCGCGTCCTCCGCTGCCCACTGAGCCTGTTGCGCTGCCATGGCGGGGTCTGGTTTCATCACGACCACGACCTCGACCGCCGGCCGCGCCAGCATCTCCTCCCACGTCATTCCGTGCCGCTTCCTGAACGCCTCGGCTTGCAGCGCCGCCGACGCCCGCTCGCCCGCGTGCTCGCTCCCCAGCATCCCCAGGATGCGCGCGAGGCGCTGACGGTCGGCTGGGGTCATTGGGTGGACCCCGTTGGCGCGGTCGCCGCCTCAAGCGCCTCCAGCCGCGTCTCGAAGCGGGATTCGAAATTACCCATGCGGCCCATCAGTTCGGCCTTCAGCATCAACTCAATGTCGTCACGGGTCTCGGTGATCCGCCGCTCCAGACGCTGGCCTTGCTCGACCAACGCCAACAGCAGATCGCGCTGATCGGCCATCTCGCGTCGCACGTCTTGAAGCAGACGTATCACTATGCTCGTGGGTTGATCGCTCATCGCCTGGTATTGATTACCTCCAGACACTTCGGGCAGGTCACAGCCTCATCGCGGATGGTCCATGTCGCCCGGCGCATGTCGATCGCTCGCGGCTGTTTGAAGCACAACGCCGACACGGAACCATCCTCCCTGATCTTAGTGGCGCGATGATACGTCCGCTGCCGGGGCCGGTTCGTTGGGTCAGCGGCCATTGTCCGTTGCTTCCCATTTATCGGCGATCTTCCGGAGCGTCGCCGAGACCAAAGGCATCCCGACCGACTTCGACAAATCACGTATTCCCGGCGAGCACGTTCCCGTCGCGATGACCTCGCCATCCAGTAGCACTTCAATGACGAGAGGCCGATGGCTCGTTTCAGGATTGCTCACTGTCCGTTTCCATCGCGGGCATTGTCGCAGCAGGCATTATCGCAGAGCCATTCGTCTGTCCCGCTCGGGTTATACATGGCTTCGCGGATGCCGAGGTGATGGCCGCAAGCCGGGCATTTCGGCGTGGCCTGGTCCGGGTCGTCTCTGGCGTCCCGTTGCCACTGTCGGACGGTCGGAAGGGCGCTCGTCACCGCCCCACCCCGAACTTATTCGCCTGCACCTGTCGCATCTCCTGCGCCCCGGCCTTGGCTGCTTCCAATTCCGCGCGGAGGCGCACAATCTCGTCGGCGGCCTCCTCGCATAATGGGTCGGTCATCCCGTGGAACGCAGAGCGGCGTTCAGCGCGGAGGCGGTTTATCAGTTCGTCGGTCTCAGTTTCCACGTCTCACCTCTGTATGGGGCCGATCCACGCCAACGCGCTTCTGATACGCGAGCGGTAGCGAGGACCAGTCAAAGTCGTCCCGAAACGCGCCGCAACGGTGCTCGCGAGGGGTCAGGACGTGGCCCGCGCCCGGTGGCATTGATAATGCGACGATGCCGAGCATCGCCATCCGCTCGCGCCCGGCAACAGGGGTGCTCTTCGTGCATTCCCCTATGAGTGAATTGATGTATCGCCACCAGTCGCATCCGGCGCAGCACGGGCCGCGCGACCAATAGAAGGCGTCGAGGTATTCCTGGTCCTCCTCGGTCACTCGGGACAACCGCTGTTTGTCATTTGGTTTCCGTTTTGGTATCGTGATGGTAAACCTCCATGACTGGCGACAGCACGTCCGCGCGCTCAGGCCAGTATGGGAACGTGATGGCGGCGCGTGGTTCAGCCGCGTCGATGTTGTAGGCCAGCTTCCCTTCGTGAAATCTCGGGTCTTTGAACACCGAACTGCAACGGATGTTTTGAAACACGCCGTTGTCGTGCTCAAACCATTCATCGTCCGCGCCGGTTAAAGGCGACAGCGGCTTGCCCGCGATCAGGCGTTGAAGGATCGGAGCAACCGCGTGAACCGCGCCCCCGCTATCCCATTGTTCAAAGAACTTATGCATGATGTAGAGCATCACGGCGGTATCTTCGTCGCCGAAGTTGATCAGTTTCAGTTCGTGCTCTGCCTGCTTGATTAGGCTCACCGCTTCCCTCCCGTCTGCAACCGCACGATGGCCGCCGTCGCCATCCGCTCCGTCATAACCGCCGCTCTGGCCGCCAACAAATCCGGCAACCCCCTCGCCGCCTCCATCATGGCCAGGATAGCCGACACGCTGCTTCCCTGAGCCTCTTTCTTCTGCTTTCTCTCCCCTCCTATAGCACTCTGCCTGTTAGTGCGTTCGTGAGGGTTTACCGCCCTTTCTGGCACGATCAGCCAGTAGCGATTGGAGGTCCGCAGGCTGCGCCACGCGGCACGCACGCGGCGCTCGGCCCACCCGACCAATCCCAGATCCCGCGCCGCCTGAAGTGCCCGCTGGGCCGTGCTGGCGTGGCACCCGGTGCGTTTCGCCAGCGTCTCGTGGCTCGGGCAGATCAACCCGCCACGGGCTCGGTATGTCCGCAGCGTCAGCAGCACGTCTCGGAAGGCGCGGGTCAGGTTCCCGGCGTGAAATTCGCACCATACGCGGGCGGTCCATGTAGCATCGGGCATCGGCTTATCCCTCTCGTGTGAGAGGCCGCCGTCAGAGGCTCCACAAGGCCGCAGTTTTCCGCCCGCGAAAATCGCGTTTGACAAACTGATACCGGGCTGAGAATATGGATTTGCGAGATACATATCCCCGCCGACGGCGGACATTGGAGGCTCCCTGACGGGGGCCTTTCGTGTTTCTAGGTCATTGCATCCTCGGACTTATGCACAGATCGCGGAGTCTGGCCAGAGCGTTCTAACGCCGTCCGCGCGATACGGGCGATCTGGGTAACGATGTGGGCCTTTTGCCAGTAGGCCGCGGGCGACTTCGGGAAAACCGTGAACGGATACGCCTCGGCCCACGACGCGACGCGGTGCAGCGCCTCTTCCAGCCGGTCCATGCGGTCTTCCTCGGCCTCGTTCATTGCCGCTTGCTCCATTGCCGCAGAGCATCCGCGATCAGGTCACGTTCATCGATCGTCAGCGCATGCCATGGCGGCGTGACCACGCGTTCCGTGCCGCGATACCAGATCGGCAGTTCATAGATTTCGGCGATCAGCTTGTGACGGAGGGCGTCCGCCTCGCGCGGGTCGTCATCGAAGTATTTGAGTGCGCTCATCGTCTCCCCCCGCGATAATCCAACCACAACCGCAGCCGCAGCCGCTCGGTCTCCAGCGCGTCCCGCTGGAGCCGCAATTCCTCGGTCTGGAACAGCCGCTCGTCAAGCCGCGACTGGCTCACGCACGCGGCGAGGGGCAGCAGCGCGGCGACACAGAGCCACCTCACGGCCGCTCGCTGATGTCGCTCACGATAGCACCTCGAACATCCAACCCAGCACCGAGGCGGCGACCAGGATCATCAGCGCGCCATCGGCGAGCCAGGGCAGCAGGGCCTCGAACGACGTCGTTCGGCGGCGGCGATGATGGCGGTGCCATGCGAGGCTATTGATTGGCATCACGCCGCGAGCCTCAGTTCGCCCTGCTCGACCACGGCAGGCAACGCCGCATCGCACGCCACCGTGATCGTGACCGGAACGACGCGCCATCCCTCCGCGCGCTCGCTGGCGGTCAGTTGAGGCAGCCGGATCATCGCGGAGTGCCACTCGCAGCCGGTGTCTGGATGCCAGAACGCGTAGCCTTGCAGCTCGCGGGTCATGCGACTGACTCCGCATCCGCTTTCTGCTCGGCGGCATGAACGGGGCACCAGGCCGCCCCATCGACCCATTCCGTCGCATCCTCACGGCACTTCCAGCCGTTGCATTCTGGGATGACCTCGCCCGTGCCGTCGCAGGCGCTACACGTCCACGCCTTGGCCCATGGATCAGTGGGGTGGTCGTGCGTGATCTGCCCGCACCCCATGCAGTCGTCGCACTCGATGAGCAGGGGCGGGGACTCGTTTCGCGTGCAACCAAAACCCGGAAGTTCGCTTCCGCGGTGTAAGGAAATATTTGTCTCTTGCGTTGGTTGCGTCGCCAGGTATGTTCGATCCCTTACGCTGGGATTAAACCTGCGATTGCCTCCGTGCGGGGCGGCCTCCAAAGTATCGCAGCCAGCGTTTGTCTTGCCGCGACTATCCTCCGACTTCAATACGGTTCGTTTATCTTCCGAGGTTAACTCGGAGAGGGGAGTTTTGCTATGCGAGATGGACATGACGCGCTCCGGGTGTGTGGAGGCAGTCTATTCACTTACGGTGAATATCTCAACGCCAAAATCGGGGGTGCGCCATTTTTTTTCACCTATGGGGAAGTCTGGGCGCGAACTCCAGGGCGCGATCCTCCTTCAGACGAGCCTGACTGGCCGAACAAGTGGCCGGCGAATCAGCCGCCGAAGCGGCAGCGGAGATATACCAAATTGAAGATAAGGCGACGGCGGGTTAACTCGGTTCGAGATCCCGGAGTCGGTCGGCCAGATGCGGATCGCGGAAGCCAGATCGGGTGCCGAAATAGAGGTAGTCCGTCGTAATACCGAACTCCCGCGAGGCTTTTTCAATCGCCTCGTGCGGCGGCGCGTTGCGGTATTTCGAGATGTTGGTGAGTTGCGACGGCGTTAGCCCGACCCGCCGCGCGAAAGCGCCTTTGGTCAGGCCGGTCGCCTCCTGCGCCAGCAGGAATCGATCGCATATTTGCTCGAGTAAAATTGTTCCACAGGCTGGCATACCACATAGGGTATTGCACCTGCCGTGAACTATACAAGAGACGGATGGTGAAATTCACCCCCGCTTGACGAAATTTGACGGCTGGTGAATTTTGGCCGTATGGCCCGTTTCCGATCCCTGGACGAAATACTGGATGCACTTGGCGGTGAGTCTGCCGTCGCCACGATGCTCGGCTGCGGCCCGTCGTCGGTCAGCAACTGGAAATCACGCGGGCTGCCCAAGGGCCGTTGGGTCGATCTCGTGACCCTCGGCGCCGAGCGAGGCATCCGCCCACCCATCACGCTGTCCGAGGTGCGACAGGCCGCCGCCGCGATCGGCGAAGACGCATGACCCCCATCGGCATTCCCCCAATGCCCGATCGAGTGGCGGGCGTTACCCGCCTTCGTCACCACCCCAACTCCCCCTCGGCTCACGCCCCCGTGCGGGCCGGGGGGCTTTTGAGGTGATGCGCTTCGGCTCCGTCTGTTCCGGCATCGAAGCGGCCTCGGCCGCGTGGCTCCCGCTCGGGTGGCGCTGCCAGTTCATGCCGGAACTCCAGGCATTCCCGCGCGCCGTTCTCTCTCACCATTATCCGGAAACCCCATTACATGGCGACTTCACAACCATTCAGGCGGGGCAATACGGCTCAATCGACGTTCTTGTTGGAGGAACGCCCTGCCAGTCGTTCAGCGTCGCCGGATTGCGCGGCGGGATGGCCGACGCCCGTGGCAACCTGGCCCTCGAATATCTACGCCTGGCTGAACGACTGCGGCCCCGCTGGATTGTTTGGGAGAACGTCCCCGGTGTCCTGTCGTCGGCTGACGGACGGGACTTTGGTTCCTTTGTCGGAGGCCTGGCAGAGTGCGGGTATGGGTGGGCCTACCGGATCCTTGACGCTCAGTATTTCGGACTGGCCCAGCGACGGAAGCGTGTGTTCGTTGTCGGATATCTTGGAGACTGGCGACGTGCCGCGGCGGTACTGTTTGAGCCCGAAAGCCTGCGCGGGCATCCTGCGCCGCGCCGAGAAGCGCGGGAAAGAATTGCCGACAGCCTTACGGTTGGCGCTAACCAGTGCAGCGGTTTCCCAGGTGACATAACGCACGTCGCCAATCCCCTCGGCGCGAAACGCGATGGCGGATGGCGCGGCGATCTGGACAACGACACTTACGCCATCCAGGAGCGTGCGGTTTCTGAAAACCCAGACGCGGGACCGCAAGGCGCGGGTTTTCAGGCTGATGTGGCCTACACGTTGGAGGCGCGGCATCACGTTCAGGCTGTGGCACGATCACTCAATGCTCACGCCGGCGGTCGGTATGATGGCGAGAGCGAGACGTTTGTTACGGGCACGCTCACGGGCAACGGCGACACTCACAGCGGGCGCGATTACAAGGCACGCCCCGTTGATGTAGCGCAGCCTGTCATGGCGGCCGGGCCTGGGATGGGCGATCAGGGCGGTGACGTGCTTGTCACCCAGGCATTCCCCGACCCCGCTTTCGCGCTGTCTGCTGGCGCGCAGGACCGTGGTGGCGTCTTTGGAAGCGGGCGTGATGGGCAAGATACGTTCGTCACCTACTCCCTCCGCGCCGATGGCTTCGACGCAGGCGAGGACGGCACGGGACGCGGGACGCCGTTTGTGGCGTTCGCTCAGAACCAGCGCGACGAAGTGCGGCAAATGGACGTTGCCGGGGCGCTCGCGTCTGAGCCGGGGATGAAGCAACAGACTTACGTGAACACGTCTGCGGTTCGCAGACTGACCCCGGAAGAATGTGAAAAACTCCAGGGATTTTCGCCGGGTTACACGGCCATCCCCTACCGAGGCAAACCAGCCGCCGATGGGCCGCGCTACCGGGCGCTGGGGAACAGCATGGCCGTGCCTTGTATGCGCTGGATCGGCGAACGGATCGAGGCGCTGAGATGAACCACACGGCCCGCCTCGCCGGGCTTTCCGACGAAAACGGGGACCTGATCCGCGCGCCATGCCCCGCGTGTCGCGCATCAACCTCCGGCGTGACCAACACGAGGGCCTGGCACGGCATCGTCAGGCGCAGACGGAAATGCCGCGCGTGCGCACACCGTTGGTCGACGCTCGAGATACCGTCCGAACTGGCCGCGTCCCTCCCGCTCATGGAGGAGAATTTGCGGCGCGTCTCTCGCACGGCGGCGGAGATGGCGGACGCGCTCAACGCGATCACCGCGCTGATGCCGGCGAAAAACGAGGGATGAAATGGCCGCATCGACATGGACATCGCCGGAGATTGACGCGCGGATCATCGCGCTAAAGCAGACGAAGGGTCTGTCGCACGCCCAGATCGCGCGGGAGATCGTCGCCGAGTTCGGTGTGTTCGTGAACAAGAACATGGTGCTCCGTCGCGCCCGGACGATCCTCGGCATTGATCGGGGCGAGAAGGCCGCCAACGAGAGGCAGGAGGCCAAACGTAAAGCCGAGAAGGCGGCGCTGGAACCCAAGGCACCGCGCCCGGTCAATGTTCCGCCGCCCACCGTGACGCTGCCGCCGCTGGCGAGCGCGCTGGCGCCGTGGCCCGTGCCGCCGCCTGTGCCCGTGCCGCTCGTTCTGGGCAACGGCAAATGCGCATTCCCGCTCTGGGCCAACGGGGCGACGCCCAGCCACGAATACTGCTCGAAGCAAACGCCACTGGGCAGCAGTTGGTGCTCTGAATGTCGCGCGGTCGTCTGGCACACGTATCGACAGGCGAGGGCGGCATGACCGCCGCGCGCCCCCCCAACGTCCAGCGCGAGTGGTCGTTGCAGAGAAGCATCGTCGTCTATCTGTCAAAAGCCCTGCCACCGACTGCGTATTTCACGTCAATAGACATTGGTTCGGCTGGCTCAGCGCAGCAAGGCGCGTTGCGAAAGGCGAGGGGCGTGAAGCCGGGAATCGCTGATGTTTTGATAGCGTATCTAGGTGCGACGCTCTGGCTCGAAATCAAGGCCGGGACACAACCATCCGAGGCGCAGAAGCTATTCCGCGATCAGGTCATGGCCAACGGTCATTGCTGGGCATTGGCGCGATGCCCCGAGGACGTGGAGCAGGCGTGCCGCGACGTCGGCATTCCGTTGCGGGCGACATTCGGACAGATCCACCAACGCATCGCCGAGCAGAACGAGCGGCTGCCAGTTCGCAAGAAACGCCCCGCGCGCCGCCCGGCATCCGGCTCCATCACCGTGGCGCAGGCGCATCGGTTGAAGTTATGGGACGCACCCCGATGATAGAAGACACACTGAAAACTTGCGGAAAATGCAAGGAAGCAAAGCCGCTCACTGCATTCTTCTTAGATCATCGCAGGGGTATTCCGCGTTCTGAATGCAAGCTTTGTTATAAGATCGCTGGACGGATTAGCTATTGGAAAGACCCTGGCAGAGAACGGGATCGCCGCGCGGCTATTCAGCGGAAAATAACAGAGAGGCCCGCGAATAGTAGAGCCACCCAACTTGGCCCGGTTCTATCGGCATCATTCTGGTCCTTTGTAGACGCGAAGGGCCAGGATGAATGCTGGGAGTGGCGGGGCGCACGCACGCGGCAACGATACGGTATATTTCGGATGTTCCGGTGTGGGGCACACCGTTTAGCCTACG